ACCTGAGAAATCTCCTGCTGAATCTTCTCTGTGGGCTTCAGACCAGCCCTATCAAGAATGTCTTTCACGGCTCCAAGACGCACAGACTCAGACTCTGCCTCCTCTGCCAATCTCTGCAACATACGCATGGCGCTGGGAACCGCATCCTTAATCATCTTCTTGGTGCGTTCCTCAATCTCAGAGGCAAACTTATTCTTTAGTTCGTAGCCTCTTTGCTTTGGATGAGAGTATCCTGCCTGCTCTGCGGCACGGCTTGCATTGCCATGCAGGCAGTATTGCTCGATGAATGTCTCTTGTTGCTCAGTTATCATAATAATCATCATCACCCCTGTTCTTATAATAAGCCCAAGGATATTGTGGATTTCTCATTCTCTCCCTATCCCTAATATTCTCAGCGGCTCTTTTCATCCTCTGATATATATCCAACATAGGTTCACGTTCTTTTAAGTCTTCCAAAAATTCTTTTGCGACGGCATTATTTTGAAGGTCTTGTTTATTCCACTTCCCAAAATCTAGTATATACTCTTTAGCGTTAGCGCCCATCAAGCCAGCAAGGTCAGTCAGGTAGGCATGATCCAATGCGTTTTTCTTTGCCAGCCCAATCGCCCTAATTTCTCTACCATCTCCGTAATCTCTAGGTCTTTCAAACGTAGTATTAGCCGCTTTTGTCAAAGGGGCGGTCATAAGTTTTTTTAGTGTGGATAAAAAAGACATATTAGTAAATGCTTATGAACGGTAAAAATACCCCGATGGTGAGTGGATAGGACATATTATATACAGCAAACAAAAAAAGGGGGCGGGTGGGGGGTACTGTATGGGTGTACAGTGTGGCGAAAATGCAACACTGGATGGGTATACAGTAGTCGGGTCGCCCTATTCCCACAGAAAAAATAACCTTTTTATTTGTGCGGAATAAAAACCCCACGAAGACCAGGGTTATTCTAAATGAGAATGATTCTTATTCGCAACAAGCCTGGCACAAGTTACCGCAAAGCGCAAGCAGATTGTATTTATAGGGGTATTAAATACGCTGATGGTTGGAGGGGCGTGTGAGTGTGGGTGAGGGATATGCACAAGCCTGGCTTATGACCCCATAAAAAACTTTTGGGCAAACAGGGCAAAAAGTTCTTGACCGCCTTAAATGACCTGTGCTTATAATTATGAACCTTAACAAACGGAGTCTTTAAGATGACCGACAAACAATACGCCGAGAAAATCCAAGCAGTCATAGATAAACTGTTTCCCAACACTGGAAGCAATGCCACGCTGTACGAGGAGCTTCAAAAGGCGGTTTGGGATACTGAATTTGAAACAGACAGACAGTTAAAGATTAACCAATTATTTGACAAGTTAGAAGGCGCTCTAGTAGTTTTTGAAGACGAAGTAAGATCCGCGATCAAGTCCAACTGACGAGACCTCAATGGTCGAAAACGCCGTGAGGCGTTCTTGGACAACCTAAACAGGATCAAAAAAATGAACTTTCGAAACTCAATCGACTACGGTCATTTGAGAGTAGACATAGAATACAGCGACGGTAGATTGTCTATCTGCGGTGAAGGTGTCGATTTTGGCGGGCAATGCGTAGATGAGATCGGATACGCCATCGATAAAGATCACATCGAGAAAGAAAGAATCCCCGACGCTCTCCGCCTAATGCAAGTTTGGGGCAGATGGCATCTTAACGATATGCGCCCACACTGCGAACATCAGAAAAAATGGGATTCCAAAAAACCGCTTGAGGTCAAGACCTACAAAGGAAAAGAGACTAAAAACGCCATGTGGGTTACGCAAAAAGAGCATCCCGAAGGGTTGCTTTCTAAACCTTGCGATGAGTGCGGTTACAGGTTCGGATCTGCGTGGTTATACGAGGAAGTCCCAACGCATATACTGGAATTCCTGAGAGAGTTAAAGTAACGACTACCAAACCATGCAATCAGTTTAGACCCCGCTTTTTGCGGGGTTTTTCTTTTTGTCTTGTAACGCATCCCAGATGCCCTAGATTAAACGCTAGAATCAGGGCAGGGTATCCAGTAGGGCGCGGTTTATTTCGCCCCTGACCGCCTTAGATTTCCGCTTGTAGGGTGTTGGATTGTGGCGCGGGGTTTTTTTATTTTTGGTCAGGCGTTCATGCTCACGCCGCCTCGCTCTGGTTTCTCTGTCGCTACTCATAAAGCTTGCACTATTTTGGTGCATGGAATTTAGATAAACTGCTAGGCAACCCCTATGTGATAGGGGGATCGAGAACTGACTAGCAGATATTGTCAGGGACATGCAGTACACGCGGCATGTGAGCGCGGTGATCTAAATTTAATATCACTTAAACCTATTTTGGTACATCAACCCGCGAATGTTGCGGGGTACGTTCTCGGGGTCGGGTTGCCAGTCAAACCCCTCTGCTAGTGTCCGCTTTCGGCAAGATGTCAGGACGGATCGCCTGATAGTTAAAGAGTCTTGACCCACTCAAAAAAACTTCCTATATATATAATGGATTAGGGGTTAAGTCATTGATTTATAAGGGAAAGCCAGGCTGTATAAAGATAGCTTATGCCGTCATAAAAAATACTGTGTTTTGGATATCGTTGTTGTCTGATCTAATTGGCGCAAATCCACTAAGCAAGGTATTTTTTTATGAAATATGCTGACGTTTTAAATGAATTCTCAGGCGCTCTTTTGCTTGAGGATATGCAGGCAGTATGGGGTGCGCTTGAAAGCAAGGATTGGACAGAAGACGAATGGTCTGTTATATGTGAGGCAATGGATAACATCAAAAATTCTCTCAACATTCCCTAAGCGGAATTAAATGAGGAGAGTTAAGAGGATAAGCAATGAACCAAAACATAATACCAGTCGCTGACCAATGCGACCAACACGCTGTAAAGTTTCCGCTGGAGCAGTGTCAGATGCTTTGCACTGCACACCATGAGTTAGGTTCAGCGGTTGAGGGGATGTACAGACCGACGCACCGCAACCACCCATGTTCCATCTGGATCAGGGCGACAGCGGGAAATTATAGGTGGGCGTTGAGACACTTCCAGAATCTGTTGGAGGAGAAACTGTTTCGATTTGGCACACAGCACAAAAGCGGTAGACTTCTGACCATCCTGTCAAACCTACCAGCAGGCATCGACATGAGCGATGAAGTCACACCATTCCCTCAGTGTATGCCTGAAGAGTTCAAGCAGTCAGACGCGGAGGAGGCGTACAAGAACTATCTAAACTTCAAGTATGCGGAATGGATGGCGCGTGAAAAACCGCTGATCCCGAGATGGACTGGACGACCAATACCTAGTTGGGTTACAATATGAAAAAACAGGAGAATAAAAATGAGTGGACTAAATAGATTTCTTGGTTTGTGCGATGACAACTATGATGATATCGAGGGTGAGTTGATTAACGCGATGACTGCGCCACTGTATAGGCACTTCTCGCAAGAGCAGATTGATATCTACACTAAAGTGTTACAGAAGAACGTTACATTTGAGAACGTGCAGGACTTTTACCACGCAACATACGGGGAATAAGATGAAAACATACTACGACTCAGACTTTGACGAGGAGATTGACCGCCTAGCGGAGTCAAAACTTGATGAAATGTTGTCGGAACCAGTTGATTCTGTTGACCTTTACGAGTCAGGTATCGACGAGATTATTCTGGAGATCAACGGTAATGGGGTCATCATAACTGAGAAACAGTTGGATGAGATTATTAATAAGGGTTTGTTCTTGCTACAGGAAAGAGACAGAATGAATTACGAAGAGATGGATAAGCGTAGACAGTGGGATGCTTGAGAAGAGAGCGTTTAAAAGACTGAAGAATCTACCCAAAAGGATGGTGACGGAACTCCGTCGCCATTCGGAGGTAGAGATAGATGTGCTTATGAACACGGCACTGAAGTGCATGAATATAATCACTAGATCAAGAAAATCTACCGATGAAATGGTGGTTGAGGCGTGGGAAATTTATTCAGCACTGCAATCCGCTTGCGGAAAAGTTCATCAGAAGTTCATGGGAAATACTGAGAACAACCCAAGAAGGGTTCAATCAATGTCTGCAATCAAAGCAATTAAAGGTCAGGACTGGAGCAAGTTCTACAATCCTGGCGAGAAACCATTCGACCAGTACTACCGACACGGTGGTAGGTGGAGATACGGATCAATAATATGGAAATCACAGAGAAAGACCTAAAAAAATATGAGAACCTTACCGATGTTGAAAGAAAAATACGCCCATCAAATGACTTTACTCAAGAGACTTTTGATTATTTTAATCTGGACGAGCATCTGTCTGGAGTTAAGTTACCCTTTACCGAGTTTGATGATCTATTCCGCTTGAGATCAGAGGAGATAACCCTACTAGCAGGTATCAACGGAGCAGGCAAGAGTCTCTTTGCATCTCAGGTGCTACTGTCTGCTATGGATCAGGGTAGGAAGTGTCTGTCGGTATCGCTTGAGATGTCACCCAAGTCACAGTTGGCAAGGATGTGGAGGCAGGCATCACTACAAAACAAACCAGACATAGACGCAGGCTTGCAGTTTACCTATTGGGCGAAGGATAAACTCTGGTTCTACGATCAGCATGGAACCATCACACCACGCGCACTGGTATCTGTACTGCGGTACGCGGTGGATAACTTGGGGATAGAGATGGTGCTGATTGATTCGCTGATGACTATGAGTTTGAACAGCGACGATTGGAATGGACAGAAGCAGGTGATACAGGCACTTGCTAACTCTGCTAGGCACTTGGGTATCCATATTATTCTGGTTGCCCATGCGCGTAAGGGCAACAGCGTCAAGGATAGGTTGGATAAGTGGAGTGTCGCGGGGTCTGCTGACATCACAAACAGGGTGGACAATGTGATTATTCTGGGTAGGGTTTATGATGATCCAGATGTACAAGCGTACCTAAGTCTTTGTAAAGCCAGGCATTTTGACGGAGCGGAGAAAGACTTAGATTTAAAGTTGGACTTTGCATCGCTTAACTATTACAATAAGGGTCTGCATCCGAAGAGTATTCTTCCCACACCGCCGAAGGGTGGCATAGCGGGATCACTTGAGGAGGCGGGTCTAACGGATAAGATAAATGAAAACATCATCAGGCAAGCAAAAGGGAAGAAGACTACAGCAGTGGGTCAGATGTCTATTAATTGATACCTTTGACCTAGAGGATGACGATGTTAGATCAACTAGCATGGGAGCAGGTGGAGAAGATGTATTACTTTCTCCACGCGCTAGAGCTATATTTCCATACAGCATAGAGTGCAAGAATGTGGAGAGATTGAATTTGTGGAAGGCTTGGGAGCAGGCAGAAGCAAATGCGAAGGGCCACCAACCTTTGCTGATTGTAAAACGTAATCGACACAAGGCTTTGGCAGTGGTGGATGCTGAGCATTTTATAGGACTTAAAAATGAACAGACCTAGAGCATTAATTGACGAGTTGTTTTCGCCTATGAAGTACCTTAACTACAGCAACGAGATGATTGAAGGAGAAGGAACCAAAGATAAACCGTTTGTTATTCGGCGCAAGAAACTTGTGGAAAGCAAGTATCATGGGTGGTACGATGATGATGGTAGTTATCACGAAACCTTAGTAAAGGAGGACTAATGAAATACATAGAGATAGCACTCAAGAAACCCTTCAAGCAGCACAAATGGCGCAAGGGTTACAAGGGTGGTAAAGACTTGGTGTACATTGATGCGCGGGATGTAATGAACCGACTTGATGAGGTGTTCGACATCGACGGTTGGCAGACGCACTACGAAAATCTGGGTGGCAGAATGATCTGTAAACTGTCGTGCAGAATCGGAGACAAGTGGGTTACCAAGTCTGATGGTGCAGGTGACACTGACATTGAAGGCGACAAAGGAGGTATTAGTGATGCCTTGAAGAGAGCCGGTGTCCTGTGGGGTATTGGGCGCTATCTCTACTATCCGGGATCATTTGATAATAACCGTAATCCAGCACCGTGGGCTACACCCGAGGGATATATGAAACTCATGACTGAACGGTATGGCAAAGAAATTGACAAGTGGAGAAAGGAGTACGAGGCAAGCCTATGAAATTTAAAACTGAGTTAGGAGAGACAATCTTCAAACACAAGTATGCAAGCAATCAATACGAAACGTGGGCTGAGAAGTCACGAGCCATTGTCAATAGTGTATGCGGTACGGCTAACAACAAAGTCAATCGTATCATGGAGATTGATGACCTTGAAGAAACGTACAACATAATTAACAATCAAGAGTTCATGCCAGGCGGTAGGTATATCTACTACGCAGGTAAACCAGCCATGTTTTTTAATAACTGCTATTTACACAGGGCAGAGGAAGATACTCGTGAAGAGTGGGCTGACTTATGGAAACGTGTAGGCTCTTGCTTGATGACTGGTGGTGGTATTGGTGTAGATGTTAGCAAGTTCCGTGGGTCTGGCAAACCACTAAGCAGGACAGGTGGTGTAAGCAGTGGGCCTATCCCATTCTTGTTAGCAACTAATGAGATTGGACGTAACGTAATGCAGGGTGGTAGCCGTAGGTCTGCTATGTATGGCAGTCTTAACTGGCAACACGATGATGTGCATGAGTT